TTAGAAAAGTTAGATATTAATGAGCTTGACGAACGTATAGAAGAGGAAAGAGCCGATATTGATAATAATAGTTATATGGAAGACTTGGAAGACATCGCAAAACGTATTATTGCAGAATTTAAAGGAAAAGTAAATAAAGATGCAAGTTGGGTTAATTACGGGGACGCAAACCCGATGGAGTGGGGAGGCGAATTTGTTAAAAAAGACGCTGATTATCCTAATGATAAATGTTACTACATTGTTAAATTAACTAATATGAATACGGCATGCGGTGAAGATGGTTTCATGATAGAAGAGGGTTATGTGGATTTAAAAGATGACTGGATAGAATGGGAAGCCGTTGAAAGTACTTGTGATATCGCGGATAGTGACGAAAGAAAAGTGTGTGACGTGTTCGGGTATTACGGTATTAACGAGTTCAACGGGGAAACATACAATTTTGATGATGAAAGCGAAGTATTAGAGCATTTAGCAGAACAAGGAATTTGTATCGAAAATTAATTGTTGACTTTTAGAAAACACCTATGTTACAATAAGGATAACTTAATAAGGGGGTTACATCATGCGAGATATTACGGATATCATAGAAGAAATTGAAATATTTGTAGAGAGTTTAGGTGTACTACAAATAGATATAAAGCAAGCGACCACGTTCGAAGAAAAAGACTACCTTCATGAAGAAATCGAGTTCGTAAAAGATAAACTACATGATTTACGAAATGAGCTAGACAAGGCAGAAAGGGAAGAGGCGCGACGCTTTAACACCGCAAACGAGCGCGCTATGTCAGAGGCGGGGCATAATGAAAGGGACTTCCTTTAAAAAGGAGGTTCCCAATTTTAAAAATAGTTGTTGACTTTTAGAAAACAAGATGATAAAATGAAATTAACTTAAAAAAAGGGAGCTGTTACATATGACGAAATTCGATGATATTTCAAAGGTTAATGATTGGACTAATGAAGAGTTAAAACAGGCTACTAAATATTATGAGGTTCAACTAAAAGACCCGCGCACAGATGATAATGAACGCCGTTGGTTAAACCGTGCTATCTGTAAATGTAATTCTTTATTAAACCCTCCGTCCGAGTGGGAATCATTATTTAATTAGTTGTTGACTTTTAGTAAAAGATAGTTTAAAATGAAATTAACTTAAAAAAGGGAGATGTTTTACAATGACAAACTACAATTATTATTCAACAAATGGATTAAGAGGCGAATTACACGTAATTAATGAAGAGGAAAAAATGATTTATAAAGTGGAATCATACCGACAATTAGATAGTTCGGGAATAGGCTACTTATATAATCTGGAATTAATCGCAGGACGTGAATATATCAACCCTGATTACAGCGACGCGCAGGGGTATGTAACTAAAGAGGCGTTTGTAGAATCTACACACCTTGAACAAATTACATTCTACCCACTATCGGAATCATTAACAGAGGCTTTAGAAGATAACGGCTATACAGTTATTAACATCAACAATTACAAGATACACCAGTTTAAAGGGTGTTAGGCTCTCATATAGAGAGTTTAACCCTTTCTAATACAAATAGTCTAGAGTTAATTTAAAAACGCTGTACGAGGTTGTGAAGAGCTTTAAAATAAATAATAGGGGGAATCAAAATGAAAAGTATTGTCATCGGTACGTATTCAGAGTTTGCGAAAAAGATTATTAATAAAGTTGGTACACATGGAGCGAAAAAGTTAATTGTAGCATTACAAAAAGAAATAGATAAGAAAGAAGGTGAAAAGTAATGTATAAGTTTAAAAGCGGGTCATTACAACCTAGTGATGTTATTAATGTTAGCGAATGGGACACGGGGAGAAGGCTTGCTATGCTACTAAAAAGCGGGCGTTACCTAGAATTTAATGATATGATGAGAGAAATTAATGATTATGAAGAGCAATCAATAGTTAATATAATATCGGCAATGAGACAAGAAACCACAGGGAGCAACTAAAATGGATATTAACGAAATCATTATAACAGGCGCTATAGGGCTTACATTCGTTGTTAGCGCTTGTTATAGTACTTACATAATAGGTTATAATAAAGGCGTGTCAGCGACGCAGAGAGCCGTTACAAGGCTAATAGAAGACGAGATAAAAGAAATTGATACAAAGAAAGGCGAAATTCTTTTTAAATAGTTGTTGACTTTTAGAAAACACACATGTTACAATAAGGGTAAC